ATAATGACTTTAGAAGAATCATGTCCTATCCATTGAACGAACGCCAGGATTTCATTCTACCTGTTGTCTTCGCCTTAAGGCCATGCCTGCATAAGTGCCAACAAATGCTCCTATTAGAGCCGGAATCACAGCCCAATGATCTTCGGTATAACTGATCACAGTTATGGTTCCTGTCAGTGTGACCAACACAGACCAACCACTGGCCTTAACTGATTGGTCGTTTTGCACAGCCTTTAAGAAATACACATAAAGTATGTCGGTTGCAAACACAGCAAAGAATGTAATGATGTATGTTAACATTGTAACCTTGATTGAAATTTGGTACGCCGAGAGGGACTCGAACCCACGACCAAAGGATTATGAGTCCTCTGCTCTAACCAACTGAGCTATCAGCGCGAATATATATTATACACTAGGAGACTTTAGATGTCAAGCTCTGCGTTGCCTGCCCAAGTCTTTAGGCTGTGCAACTGCTGGCTCCGTGGGCTCTATGGTTACTTCAGTAAGTGCTTCCAGCATAGGGCCTGATTCGAAATAGTTGCGAGGGTATCCTGCTGTTCGTGTAGTACGGAACTGACACAAACGGTTGGATCCTTTGGGTACTTTGACACCCGGGGCAGGTTTGACCCAAACTTGAATTGTTCTATTGTTGCCTTGATTTAGGAATCGTGTTTCTAAATCCAAATAACGCATGGCATCATACAAGTTGTCGGTGAAGCGAAGAATTTTGTAATTGCCTTCTTTGATGCTGTCATCTAGTTTGACAATTTCAACATCCTCTAGGCTTTCGCCTCGTGCATAATAATTTGCGGCTGCCGCAAACTGTTTCACAATCGCGGCCTCTTTTTTAGGACTTTGATTCTCAACTTCTTTTTCTATTGCAGGATAAACAGTATCATACAGTTTCATGAGATTTTGATAAACTACTTCTTTATCCAGTTCGGGATCAAAATCTTGTTTGTACTGAGATATATCAATGCCAAAGTTTGTTTTAAACCACAAAAATACGCTCTCAAACTTTACACCACTGATTTGCCCCAAGGTATCGCTTGATGTTGTTTTTAGACTCAGCAGGTTCTTTTGTGCCTTTTCGGGTGAGTTGCCATCAATCTTCAGCGTAAGGTCAGCTTTGGTTGAAGTAGCACTTGATGTGCCATCGCAAATGACTTCAATCAAGTTGTTGTTGGGATCTTCACGAGCAACATCACAGGCTGTTCGCACAGTTGGTGCGGTGTTGGCATATTTGATTGCACTGGCAAACAAGGCAACGATATCGGCGCCCAGTGTGTTGGTATTCATTTGGCGAATAAAACTCTGTGCAGATGCATTGGGAATCAACGCACTCAAGTTGACACGATCAGAATTTGTACTGGGGTCATCGTACTTGACAACACGCTCTAGCACAAAACGAATGCCTTTGGCTTTTTTTGTTTTGTCATCAATCACAGTTTCAGTATCACTGTGACTGGCCATGGCCAACAACTGGTCGTTGGTGATGGGTTTACCTTGATTCAAGAACTTGGCTGTCACAGCCAGGCCCATGATCAGTTCGTTAAGATGTCCGGCATTGTAGTCTTTGCTTACACCGCCACCCACCGTTTCGCGACCTGTGTAGTCTGAACTCTTGAACAAATTACCAGGAGCAATTGTAAATGTACCTTTTTGTCCTTTAAAGGTCACATTGATTTTTTTAGGTAGTACAAGGCCAAGAAGAGACTGTTTGGCCTGCTGTAATGCAGTTTCCCACTCTTGTACAGAGTCTGGGGTAGCATAGGCTTCTGTTGCGGCAAATCCAAAATTGGCTGTAACGCCAGGATTGAGTGCTAATGGTTGTTTGGCTCGCATCTTGGCCACCAGTATCTCTAGATACTTGGTGCCGTTACGCTGGTTTACTAGTACCCCAGGCGGTAGTCCGTTTTCGTTTAATTGTTCAATAAGGTTGATGAATTCACGCATAGTGTTATTTATCGCCGTTTGCTATCTTCATGTTTTGGCTCTGTAGAAATCTTTGTCCAGCCACGGATACACTATGTCTTCTTGTCTAACATGCCCGTATGCATTTAAACTGGCAACAACGCTTGGGTGTAGCAATTTTTTGTCATCAAGATCAAACCAGCTGGTGGATCTTGGATCCATTGGCTCTGTGGATTTGTATACTGCAAGATATATCCAATCAGTTTGTGCATTTTTGTAAAAATATGCATCTCTGCAATCAAATCCATTTACGGCCAACATGTATACTAGATTGGAAATAGTATAGTTGTAGTAACAATGGTGGTATGTTCTAAAAGTCAATCTGTTGTAGGCATAGTTGATTGTTTGTGGTATGGCCATCACCAACATACCATTCACATTCATTTGTCTATTCCACACAGCCAAGGTATTCATTGGATTTACAGCATACTGAAAAGAATCGTGCGACCATAACAAATCCACTAACTGTGGCAACAAGGATTCTTGTTCAAAATCTCCTTCTAACCAAGCAATGTTTTCTATTGTTCGCAGACTCTCGTCAACCTGTTTCAATTTACGATCAACCGCATACACTTTGTAATTGCGCGGTTCGGGTGGATCATCTCGAGTCTCCAGTGTTGCCCACCATTCGGCATCAAGCCCGGGACCACAGCCCATGTCCGCAACTATAGTAAGACTGTCTAAAAAACTATCATAGCCGTAGAGTAAATTTAGTATTTCTAAACTGTGTTCGTGGCTTAGATGTGAGTTGGCAAATTGTGTCATTTGGTTAATACTTCTAATACTATTTTTTCTTTGAGCTGTTTCAATCTAGGCTCCAGCTGATGACAGGCTTCGGCTATTTCCAACTCCGAACCCCAGGCTCGTAGGTTATTTAAATGCACCGCCCATTTACCTGCAACATCCTTGACTATTTGAACTTCCACAGTGTTGTTCATTGGACGAGCCCGACAGCACATGTCAAAATCTGCCAGCAACTCATCTGCCCGAGCTTTCCAGTCCGTCACAATACAACATCCTCCATGCCTGCTGTACGCAGTCGAGCCACATGACCCATCATAAAGTTCTTTGATTCAAGACCTTTCAATAGTCCCAGCCATTTGTTGCGTATCAGTGCAACTTCATTGATGATTGTTTCAAAATCAATTACTTCGTCTTCGCCATCCACATACTTTTCGGCATCTCTACTGGTAAGTGCTCGTGCGTATGCTTCTAAATATTTTTGAAAATGTTTACGGCGAATTTTTCTCAATTGTATATTGAGCAAGTTTAATACTGCTTCAATTTCCTGAAGTTGATTAAAACGATGCTCAGTGATGCCGGGCAAGTTTGCGATGTTTCGTTCAAGGTGACCTTTGACTGCACAATCCAACTTGGCTTCTACTAGTTCATTTTCGTAGTAGTTGATGAAGTCTGGTATTTCACCTAGATTTTGTACAATCCGGTTATACCACATAATTAATCTTCGTAGTCGTAAGGTTCGTCTTCTTCTTCGCCGGCGTACTCTTTCAAAGCTTTCTTGAGATTGCTGTCAGTGCCACTGAACTCTTTGAGTTCGATGTCTCCTAACAAATCTACCAGAATACTCATTAGATTGTCGGCTGCCTCTTGTCGGTCTTTGGCTGGAATATACTGTTTAAGTACAGTATATGTTTCACTTAGTACATCAACTTCGATACTCATTTATGCTTCCTCTTCTGTGACAGGTTCTGTTGCTGCCTTTTGATGTGGGTTTGCAGTAAAATCTGTCATCACTTTGTCAAGTGATCCATCATCGTTGCGTTCCCAGGCCTTACGGAACTGTTTGATAACTGTGCCGTCTGTTAGTGTGTATTTAAGACTATTGCCTTCTTTTTGCAATAATCCCTTGCCTTCAAACAAGTCAACCAGTCCTGAATAAGGATTCATGCCTGTTTCATATGGGATTTTGACTTGTACTGATTCAAACGGTTTGGCATAGCGTGTTTTCATAATCTTGCAACTGGCACGAATACCTTTGACTTCTGAAATCTTGTTGCCATCTTCGTCTTCTTTGAGCTTGAGCTTTTTCATGGCAACCACAATGCTTGATGCATAGATAAAGCCCTGACCACCGCTGATCTTGTCGTCGGGGTCAAACATGTCCTGACTGGCATAGGTGTGATTGGTACACACCAGGCCGATGTTGTGTGCTCCAAACATGTTGACACAGTTACGCACCAAGGCTGTTAGTGCCTTGGGCTTAC